AAATCGCTTGAATGGTTAGATAAAAAAAAGAAAGCATATCAAAAAGATGGTGGCCATGCTCATACTGAAAATGATCCATTAGGAATTCATAATCATCCAGAAATTGAAAACGTCTTAAGATCAGAAATTGATTGGATAAATGGACGTTTTCGAGATTTGGAAGACAGATTTTACAATTTAGGATCTAAAGATTCTGAAATGCAGGAACAAGGTTTAGCTGTTCCATATCAAAAAGGAGGAAAAATGCCAGAAGATAATCAAGATGCTCAAGGAGCAAAAGGTAAACCTGCAGAAAAAGCAGGATCTCAAGACGCAGATGCACAAGGTGCAGAAGCTCCAGAGGGAAAATCTTTAACTGAGCTAAAAGAAGTTAAGAGCTTAGTCGTAGAGATGAAAAGTGCAATGGACAAAATCACAGCAGATAATGCTGAGTTAAAATCTAAGTTGGAAAAGCTAGAAGAAAACTATACTGAAGTTAAATCAGTTGTAGAAGCAGCCAGACCAGCAGCTAAAGGTGCAGAGGATGCAGCCGCTAAAAGTGGCGCAGAAGAAAAATCCTTAGACGGAATTAATCCACTAGATATCATTTAAGGAGGAAAAAATGGAACAAAGAGTTAATATTGATGGAAAATCTCAAACTGTTAAAACAGGAGATATGAAAAAGGAACTAGCAAGGCTATCAGCCAAAGGCTTATCAGCTGCTCATGGATACCAACATTCATTCGGTCCGCTTGCGGATGAAACTAGATATGTGGATGGATGGGATCTTGGTGTAGAAGGAAAAGCTCTTGATCTAAGGCCAGCACTGAACAGTGCTATGCAATTAGGTTATCAGAGAATTCATGAAAAAGCCCTAGGGCCAGAAAGCGGTGGAGCAGGAACTGCAGGGTTCGCACTCGTACCAGTTTATGTAGACCCAAGAATCGTAGATAGATCAAGGAAATACACTCCTATGGTTGAGATGATTCCAAGAGTAACAAACCAAGGCTTAACTGCTGACTTCAACGTAATCACTGCTAAAGGTGCAGCTTATACAGCTAATCCTGATGCACCATTGCCAGAAGCAGATGACACTGAGGAAAGAGTATCTAAAAGCATTAAATTCCTATATTCAGTTGGAAGAGTTTTAGGTCCAATGCAGGCTGCTATGCCATCCTATATTCTTGAAGGATTCCAACCATCAGGAGCAGGAAATGTTGCAGGTAACACTTTCAGTTCAGTTGGGGCTAACAATGCCTTACAACAGCAAGTTCTGATGAAAGCTAGGGCTATGAAAGAATTGGAAGAGAATCTAATCTTTAATGGCGATGCTTCAACAGATGCAACTCAGTATGATGGCATCATAATCCAGCAAAGCACAACCAACCAGAATGATCTGGATGGGGCTGCTATAACTTGGGATGATGTTGAAGATACAGTTCAAGAGGCTTTCGATGCTGGTGGTAGGCCTAAACTAGCTGTAGGATCATCTGCAGTTATAACAGACTTAAGAAAGATTATGATAGATGTCTTTAGGTTTGGTCCAGATCAACTAACATCTGGAGCTCCTTTGCCATTCGGTGTGCCTCCCCAGCTTGTCTTGCATACAATGGTTGGTCCAATCCCTGCGCTACCTTCAATGTATCTCAGTAATGTTTCAGGATCTAAGCAACTTTGGTTCTTAGACACTGATTTTATTGAGATGAGGGTTCTGCAGGATATGACATACGAGGATCTAGCTAAAATAAACGACTCAAAGAAATTTATGCTAAAAATCTATGAGTGCTTGATTCTTAGAGCACCAGGCTTTAATGCGTATGTTGATAATGTCGCATAAGGAGGAAAGAAAATGGGATTACTAGTAGAAGGTACAGACTACGAAGTTATGGGCGTGCAAGTTGGCACAGTCTTTAACGAGGTAGTTATTAGGACGATAAATACTGTAGATGATGGAGATACACTTGTTGTTGATCTATCCGATTATGGAATATCAGATACAGGGCTAATAGGCGTAGAGGGATGGGAACATACTACCGACAATAGTATAGTAGTTCAAGCAAATCCAACAACTGTGGTAGCAAGCGGAGAACTAACATTAACCGTAAGCGGCAGTAACGACAATAATCCAAGACATTATTTAGTTAAAGGACACGCTAAACCTAACCCAACGAGCGCATTATAAGGAGGTGGAATGAATGGGAAGATTTAATCCAATATCCGAAACTGTAAATGGAAGAATAAGATTTAAGGAGCAAGTAACTTTCTCTGCAGGCATGAATGGATCTAACAGACCAGGCAATTTTTATTATGTAGATAGAAATGCACCATCTGGAGGAAAAGGTGGCTCATGGGCTAACGCATTTAATACAATTGCTGAAGGAATAGCTAAGCTAAACTCCGATTATGTAGCAGGCAGACAAGTTGGAACTTTATATATTGGCGAAGGCTGGTATGCGGAAGTTCCTGTTATCTTAACAGCTAGTGATTGCTTTATAATCGCCACCGCTCCCGGACACCATGATAGCACAGTGCTTTATGGAGTACCAGTTGCAGGAACATTTAGTGGGGTGGCTGGAGGACCAGCTTTGACTATTACTGGAAGCAACAATACAGTAGTAGGTCTTGGAGTCTATACAAGCGATCCACTATATGGTGCGATAAGGAATGGATCTAATGCTGGCGATGGAGATGCTCTTAATCCAGGTGCATCTGCCCCGACAGGAAATGCTTTCATTAACTGCAGTTTCGTAAGAGATGCAGCTGATGGAGAGTTATGTGGTTTAGATGATCTTGGAGGAGATGGAACTTTAGTCGATGGTTGTTTCTTCGGAACATCATGTAAAGATATGGGTGTTAGAGTTAGAAGCAATGGTGTAATAAATCCAGTTAATCCATTAGTTAAGAATTGCGAATTTGTTGGAACACCTATTGGAGTCCATCTTCAAGCAGGACATAATCTTTTAGTAAAAGATTGTGATTTTAGAGATGATACAAGTGATAGACCTGATGTTTGCGATTACCCAGTAATTATAACTGCAACATCAGGAACAGTTGTTGGATGCTCTTCAGCTCTTGCAAAGGCAGATATTGTAACTGGAGCTGGGACTATTGTTGATATGAACAATTGGGGTTCTGATTCAAGCACTTAAAAATATTTTTTTTTATTTTTTTTAAATCAGTAAACTTTAATCATTTTTAAACAGAAAAAATATGGGAGATGATATAAATGATGAAATTAACAGAGTATAGATTAGTTCTTACAGTTCCGGCAGGAGAAACATCAGTCTTGGATTATTTTGCTAAACCAATTAGAGGAATAGTTAGAGCTATTGAAGTTGAATTTACTAATTCTACTCCTCCAAGCTCATCTGATAGAGATGTTAATATCTATGAGATGAATCCTTTTGATGATGATGATATTAATGATGCATTACAAGAGCTATTAAATATTGGAACTTTGGGAGCAGCTCCAGCAGACGATAATGGAGTTTATTATCCAAACACTTATGCTCAGGATGAAACTGGCTTAGATTTGACTTATGATGCAACTAGAAAAATTCCAACTCCATTCGTCCTATATGGGCGAAAGATCGGAGTTAGTGTAACTGCTGCAGCAGAAGGAGATATAACAACTATTAAACTTATTGTGGAGGAAAGATAAAATGCAAGAAAAGAAATTGGAAAAGCCTGAGGCTTTTATAAATCAGACGAAAAATCCTATTAGGGTTAAGATTTTAGATCCTAAAGAAAAAATGGGATTTAGATGGACCATGGTTAAGGTAAATGAAGTTATTGAATTGCCTGAAACTCATGCAAGAGCATATGGACTAAAATCAGTAGTAGAAAAGCCACAGCCTAAAGCAACTCCTAAAAAGAAAGAAAAGAAACCTGCCAATCTAGAAAATCCTAAAAAAGCATATCATAAGAGACTTCTAAAAGTTAAAGGCATTGGAGAAAAAACTGCCAGAGATATTGAACAAGCCTTTCAAACAGAGCAGCATCTTGAGTATGCAGTAAATAAAGGATCTAGATTGCCAATAAGAGATGATCTAGAAAAAGAAATAGTGAAAGCCTTTAAAAAAAATGGTAAGAACGTCAAATGAAGTCCTTAAGGCAATGCTTAAGGCTATGCATGAGGATGTGAAAGATATTAAAGAAGAGGTTAAGCTCAATACAGAATTCAGGCATAAGGCCAGTGGAATAATAGGTGCTGCAACATTTGTAGGATCTATCCTGGGAGGCTTTTTCATCTGGATTGCTCAGAAGATATGGAAATAAAATGTCAAGTTTCATAAACGCCACAAATGTAAGGAACAGGAGCGGGGCCCCAATTGCACTAATCTCTGATACTATAATCAATATACTTATAGATGAAGTTGAAGTAGAGATGGCTAGATGGCTTAATACCAAGTTTGTCCCTACTGAGAAAATAGATATCCAAGACGGTTCTGGGACTGATCGTTTCTTTACTATGAAAAATCCTTTATTGGCAGTTAGATCTCTTAAGATTGACGGCACAGCCGAAAATGCAGATGGCTTAGAGGTTTATAGGCCTAGTGGTTTAGTAATATTAGGAGAAAATACTTCATCTAATGTTTTTCCTGCTAAGCATAGATCTACAGTCTGTAAATATCTTTATGGCATGGTAGTGGATAGTGAAACTAGTACACCATTATCCAGCGATTCATCTGCAGGATCATCAGTCGTTTTAGATGTTAGTTCTGTTAATGGTTTTACTGTTGGTGATTGGGTTGAGATTACAGGCATGGATGGAAATAAAGAGGTTGCCCAAATTACAGATTTAAATAGCCAAATAACAGTTGATCAACTTATATTCAGTCATGAATCTGGTTCTACATTAATTAAGCAAGAAATTCCAGTTTATATTAAAGTCTATATGGAGATCGAAGCAGCATTGGCAGTAGCCATAAATGCTATTGGATCTACTTATACTTTTAACGCTTCATATAGTATCGCTGAATTCAGCGTTGTAAAAGGAGTCCCCTATACTCATTGGAGAGAAAGCGTTGAAAAGTTGCTAAAAGAAAGAGAGATGAGGAGAAAGAGGATCAAGCCTCGGCCATCTATCTTAGTGGGGTAAAAAAATGACATGGGACGACAGTAAGATAGCTCAGGATGATTTTGCTAGTGCAGATTGGAACGCTATGGTTACTGATCAAAAAGCCAGATCTAAAGTATCTATTGGGGCAGGGCCTCCATCAAGCACTCCTACCATGGTTGGAGCGATGTATATTGATACATCAGCTTCAAAGATTTATATTGCTACAGGAACATCAGGATCATCTGATTGGAAAAAGGTGTTATCACAATGAAACTAAAAAATACGATGTGGATCATATTGGCATTAATGCTATTATCTAATTTAGCTTATGCAGGCGACTTTTTGTCTGATGAAAATATTAATATGCTTGATAATAAAATACATAATGCAAGTTCTATAAATGCAACATTAATTTATCAGAATGGATTTCTTGTATTGACAAATGAAAGCGCTATCAATGCCAATAGTTCTCTTTACTGGGACGAGGAAACTTCCCAGGCAGACTTGAATGTAAACTCTTCTTCCTTCTGGGGCATATTTGATTCCATAAGTGTATGGTTTAAGCAAGTCGGGACAGCACTAAGCATAAACACGACTGAACTCAATTCAACAATCGATGCAAGGAATGTGATTTTTAATGAATCCATTACTACTTATATAGACAATCAAGACAGCATGATAAACACATCATTGACTAATTATATAGATGGAAGGGACACAGTAATAAACGATTCTGCTACAGAATATGCAGACAATAAGTTCATAGTTGCAGCCAACGAAAGCAATTTGAATGTCAATGGTTCAACCTTCTGGGGAGTTTTAGATAATATCAATGTTTGGTTTGTAAGAGTAGGAACAATTTTGGGAATAAATACAACTAAAGTTAATGAAACCTATGATTATAGATATATTATGCTTGATAATGAAAGTAAACTTAATGTTAATAATTCTGATTTCTGGGATGGGATTGATACACCTGATGATTTTGCTAACATTACAGCAAGTGGATATATTAATGGGCAACCTCTAGATGGAGGTTTAGGAATTGGAATTATCTATTCCGCAGCAGTTGATAGCAATTTTGATATAAATTTAACTCACGACCATGTTAATAGTGATTATAATATAACCTATCCTAATATTACTGCAAGGGTTATTAATACTGCTGGGGATATTATCTATTGTGACATTCCAGAGGCAGAAGTAACACTTGTCAATGATACTCACAATGTGTATTATATAGATAGTAATTGTGCGGTTCAGATAACTAGTATGGATAATTATTACGATACAGGATTATATGCTACTAGTCCGATGATTTTTAATGCAATGAATCACAATGGTAATACTGAATTTCATATCGGTGCACATATACTTAATAGGCAATCAGTTAAAGTACAAAAGAAAATATTAATGATAGATAATCTTAGAGTTATTTCAGGGATGCGATTAGTTCCTGGTGGATTTCCCAACTTATCTATTGATTCCGGAACATACTTATTTGGTTCTGATATTGAAGTTGTTTCAGAACAGAATATTTCTGCAGGAAGTGGGATTGAATGGGTCACATATGCAGGTGGGTCTTCTCATTATATTAATGGCACTGCTATTAATTTGACCACTTGTGATGATGGCAGCGATCCTGTAAGTTGTACTAATACTCTTAAATTTAGAAGATATATCTTTTTCATCATAGGACATATCATTAACGGAGATGATACCACTGAAATTCATCAGATGATACCATTACAGAGTGAAGTTTTTAATAACATCGGTAATTGTTTAGATACTGAAAATAATCCGCTTGAGGATAGTTTCACATTTCCAAGCATTTATAGTTATACAGCAGTTCTTGTTGGAATGTATTGCGGACAACCTGTTGATAATTCTTATAGTGGAGATTTTCTAGATCTTAGAAATTTTGGAGTTGGAGGGGTTAATGTTGGGAGTGTTGATACTAGCATATTTTTAACTAAGGATGGGACTAGACCATTAACTGCTAATTGGGATGCAGGAAATAGTGTATTTAATATTACTGTAAGTTGGTTCTTTGGAAAATTAAATTGGACTGATGTTCAGAATAAGTTTATTACATCGGTTGGTTCATTTTTCTTGATGAATGGAGACACACTTGAATTGAATACAACACATTTCAATAACACTTTTGACGAAAAATATACTGCAACTGCAAACTCAACTTATGAAGGATATAGAGGTAATGTCAGCTTAAACTATTCTATCAATACTTATGATATGTGGGACGCCAGATGGACAGCGACAGCAAACAGTTCATATAATGCTTTGGTTGTCCAAAATCAATCATTATGGGAAGAGGCATGGAACAAATATAATGAGTCTTACTTAGAAAAGAATGCTACCACTAACCTAAATATGACTGATAAAAACATCACGAGCATTGATTCAATTATTGGAGCCAATAATAATGTAAGAATCGGCAATGCAGGTGCAACAAGTAAAGGACTCAATGCTAATGATGACTTATTTGTTAGTGGTAAGCTTGAGGTTGATGGGACTTCTTTTTTGGAAGGGTGGCTTTATTCTTATGGAAACATGGATGTCGCTGGTGGAAGATTATTAATGAAAGATAATATTGGACTTAATTTTGGAACAGGTAATGATGCAACTTTATTTTATAGTACACAGCAAACAAATGATGGTTTAATGTTAGGAACAAATACAGAATCAGAAAATCTTATCATCTGCCAAAAAGGAGATGTGACTTTTGATTTTGCTCATATTAAAAGCACAAACCCGACATTATTCCTTCATTCGGCTAATCAGGCAACAGATGAATGGGGAAGTCTT